TACACGTAGCGCAGGCCCACGGCGAGCGCTGTCAGAACGGTCTGCGCGGCGGACAAAGAGGTAACATTGGCCGCCATGTAAGCGGCGATCTGCGCCGGGGTCGCGGTGACAAGCTGCTGCAGCAATGCCTGCGACTGCGCGTCCATCAACCGTTGGTGCGCGGGCGGGACTGGAACGGTGACGGCGCTCATAATAGGGTAAAGCTCCCAACGTAATCGAGGAAGGGAAAGCACGGGATTGATACAGCGTAGCTACCTGGCGCGCCAAAGGTCAGCGCGAGCGTGCCGCTTGCATCGCATACGCCGCTCAAGGTCGCATCGCCGCTGATCGCATAGGCCGCGCCTGCGGGCACGCCGCTTAAGGTCACGACGCGCGCCGCGACGGCTGAGGTAATCGGGCACGCCCCGCGAAGCACAACGGTTTTGCTAGAAGTATTGAAGCGCTGCGTGGACGCATTGAATGCGCCCGCAATCGGCACGCCATTGGACGGCGCATTCAACAGTGCCAAAGCCGGGAAAGCGCTGTACACAGGCGGCGTACCGGGTGTGCCGGGCGGCGAGCCGACTGGCGCCGGAACGCCCGGCGTCGCGATGCCTGGCGTTTCATCGCTTACCGTCAATACCGCCCCGACTAAAGCGCCCGTGGCCGGATCGTAGAAACTCCAGGTACTCATCGTTTGTATTCCCGCACTTTTATCATCGCTATCCCGGCATTCATCGTAAGGAACGTTCCACCGCCCGCTGCCACGGCTGCGACAAAACCGAGCGTGTATGTATTCGCGCCGATTGGCGGCGTGGCATCGACCACAGAGAGCATCAGCGGGCTCAAGTTCACCCAATTGCTCGCGCTCCACCCTGGATTTGTAACCGATGAATATGTCGCGATGGGAGAGGAAGGGATCAGCGTACCGTTTCTATAGATGCCAAGACTAAAACTCCAAGAGGTCAGCGCACCGTTGATGAACGCCGATGTGACCCCGCAAGATAGGTCAATTGCAGCCGGAAACCCGTGCCCTGTGATAATCAAAGCTATGGGCGTGATGAAATTTGCCAGCGGCGCTGCACCTACTGCCTGAGAGAATCCGGCTGCCGATACGCCGCCATAAAACGCGCTTGCGACGGAGCTGGCCGCATTGGCATCGAGCTGCGCCGTGGTCAGCACCGGGATAACCGCACCGGGTCCGAACTCAACCGAATTCACGCCGCCGCCTGGCAGATAGATCCCTATATCTGCAAAGAGCGTCAGCCCGCTCACCGTGACCGAACGCAGCGTCGCACCATTCTGAAAGTACCTGACCGTCGCACCGTCATACGTGATCGCAAAATAATCTGTCGCGGCAAAAGTCCCAAAGGCGCCGACCAATCCGCCACCCTCATAGATCGCGATTGCGCTACCCGACGCCTGCAAATTGATGGCGTAAGTCAGGTTCACAAAATTGATCGTGGCGGGAGGGCCGCCGCTCACCAGCCCGATCATGATGTCGTGCGCAGCGTCATTTGCTTTCGCAACCAAGTGGCACGTCGGGTATCCCATGATGCTGTATGCATCCGCCGTTAGCCAACTGCTGCTGCCGCCAGCGATCTTTGAGACGTTGGTATCCGATACCACGCACTCGCCGCGCGCGATGAACTGCTGAGGCGTCGCTGGCGAGTACGGCAGAAATGATATGTCGGTAAAGCCCTGGCCTGTCTCAAAGAAATCGCCGAACAGAAAAAGCGGCCCAGCGTTGCCGTAGGGCTTTTGCAAAATCAGTACGCTGTTGCGATACCAATAGAAATTAAAATTATCATAGGCGACCGCGAACACATCCGACGCAGACGCGGCGGCGCCAAAGTTGCCCAGGTTTACGCCGTTGAAAAGAATGTGGCATGTGCTGGATGCCGCGTGCGGATACCAGCCTGCGAGCGTATATAGCAGACCCGATGTGTCGCCAATCGTCGGGGCTTTGGACAGGCCAATAAATAACGCGTCGGTGCCTGCATTGATGCGCGCCGATACGATGCAGCCGTTTGAATAGCTCTCCTTGCTCTGAAAATTCTTACTTCCCCATCCATTGCCGCCGAAGGCGTTCGAGACGGCGCTTGTCCCCGCTGCGGCCACCGTTGCGGACATCGGCGATAGCGTGAAGGGCTGCGCCGCCGTGCCCGTTGGCGTGAAGTCGATGCCGTACACCGCATTGCCCGCATTGCCTAAAGCGATCTGTAGAAAGAGCACCAGCCCGGTGATAGGCACGGAGCGAATCAAAACACCGTTGACGTAATACGCTACGTGCTTTCCGTCGTAGACGATATTGAGCAGCGTGCTCGTAGTGTAGGCGCCGAACGTGCCGATCCCGACGCCGCCTTCATAAATTTGCAGCACGCCGCTTGCCGCCATATAAAACGCATAATTTAAATTAGCAAAGCTGTTGCTCGTGAGCGGGTTCACCGTCAGGCCGAGCATGGAGGCTTGGTTCGCGTCGCTCGCGCCCGCATAGCAGGATGCGGAACACGTCGCATAGGACTGGGCTGAATAGCACGAGGCATCCCACAAGCTCGAGCCGCTGCTCTTGAATGCCGTATTGCCCGCGATGGTGGCGCCCGCTGATCCCACAAGCGTCAGTGCACCCGGCATGTTCTGTCCCGCGTTCACATTCGCCAGCACATGCGAGTAAGCGGTGACAGCGCCCAATGACTGATAGGATTTTTGGAAAATGTTAAAGCTGCAGAATTTAAAATAAACGGTCTGGCCCATCATGCCGACGTCGAACGGCACGCGGAATATTCCGGCATCAATGCGCGCAAACTGACTACCGATTGCGTGCAAGCCAGCCGTCGACCCGTACTGCGCGCGGCGCAGCGTCGTTAAATTGTAGCTACCTAAGCCAGTCAGTGCGGCGTTTTGAAACGCCATTATTTCGCCGTCGACATAAATCAACGTGCGCAGGTTCGCGTAGTCCGCGCCGCTGCCGCTAACAAGTTGCAGGGTGGTCGTCGCTGCGTTCGTCAGCGCCAGCGAAAGCGTGTCGGCTGTGTCAGGATCGGCATGACTCGGCAAGCTCGCCGTCAATGCCCCGTAGCGCGCGGCGCCATTCACCGTACCCGCGTAAATGTATGCGACGTTATCTAGCGACATGTAGACGTCGCAGCCGCCCCACGATCCCGCCGCGCCTTGATCGACCGCCACCCACAGCTCATAGCCGCCGACCGCGCTCACCAACAGTGGCGGCCCGTTGAATATCAGCGGCGTTGCGACCGATGGTGGCGCCACGCCGTAGTTGCTCGCGAAGCCCTGCGCGGCCTGCCAATTATAAAGCGGCGCGGATGCGGACCCCACCAACATATCCTCGGCGGTGATCGTAATCAGATCGTTTTCGTCGTCGTCCACTTCGGTGATGCGCACTAATTTATTCGTAATGCCCAGAACCTTGTCGGTGATTGAGACCAAATCCATCGGCTCAAGCAGGGAATAATCTATGCGCACCTGAAAAATGAAAGAGCTGCGGATATACAACTGCCGCTGGAGGATGAGCTGTGCGACTTGCCGGGCGACCGGCGCGGTGGTGATCTGGTGGAAGCTCATCGTCGCCATGACGCGCACGCCATTCAAGGCGATGTCCTGCGCATCGGTCGCCTCCGCGATCGCCGTGTTATAGGCGTTGCTGCGATCAAGGTACTCGACGCGCACCGTGTTGTAGGTATCCGCGAGCGGCAAGCGCGAGACCACCACGGGGTCGGCGGTCGTGCCCGTTGTGCCGGGCATATAGTCATCGTCGGTAAATGCGAACAGCGGCGTCAGGTTCGGCGTGTACGTTCGACCGTTGCCCGTTACGCTGCTATCCGCATAGGGCACGATGTTGAGCACGCCCGCCGACATGAAGCCGTTGGAGTTCGTAAGCTGCAACTGCTCGGTTATAAAATCGACCGCCTGGCGCTGCGTGCTCTCATACGGGCTGATGAAAAAGCCCATCGCGATGCAGTAGCTTTGATAGGTCAAGGGGCCCGCGCCCTGGATGGTGCCGAGGGCGTTGAAGCTGGCGCCGTGATTCGGGTCCGTGCAGTAATCGACGAGAATCGCGGAAGGCTCCGCGTCGTTTATCGTCCCCGCGCTGAAAGGCAGCAGCCCCGTGACTTCAAAGGTGTAATTCGGTAGCGCTGCCGATGAACCGAGCGAATAATTCGCGACGGCGACGTAGGCGGTGTGATCGTAGGGGACAGCTTGCGCGGGGAAATTTGTGGTCAGATAGCTCCACACCGGCTGTCCGCCCGCGCCCGAAAAGAGCGTAAGCCCTGCGGCGGCGAGCGTTGTTAATACTTTGTCTTGAAAGACTTGACCAATGCCGGTGATCTGGCCTTCGCACAGACCCATAATCATCGAGGCCGTGTAGGTATAGGTTGTGTTACTGGAGCCGCCGCCGCCGCCCTTGCCACCGGCCTGCTTCGCCGTGTGCGCGGTCGCGATGAAATTTCCGTACCAGAGCAGCGTCAAGGGGATGCGGTTTTGCCCGTAGACGAGCGCTATCGCGTTGCCATAGCTGGATTGATTGACGGCGATGGAATTTAAACGCACGTCGGTCGTCGACTGCGTTTTGCTGCCGCCTAAGCTCAAGTGATCGCGCTCCAGTAAGACTCGAAACGATCCGCCAGCGTGCGCAGTTCGATCAGCTCGACGTTGCGCGAAGGCCGGTGCGCGTGAATGCCGACAAGCTCGCCGCCGCCTTGCGCGTCCGGCACGCTCACGATGATGACGCCGTGGCTCACGCACTTGCCGAAGTTGTAGAGCGCGACGTCGCCCAATTCCGGCGTTTCAATTTTGTGCGCGTGCTGTATGACGCCCGCTAAATAGATTTCTTCCGATTGGTGGAAGTACCACTCGCCCTCGTAGTTGCCGGGGTCGAAATCCGGTGCGACGATGCCGACCGATTTGTAAACCTCAATCAGCAGCCAGACGCAATCAACGCCCACGCCTTTGATATGTGCCTGATGGTGGTACGGGGTGCGCAGCCACGAAAAGGCCTCGGCGACGATTTGCGCGCGTAGCAGATCGGTATCAAGGGACATAGGTATTTATTCCGAGCGTCCCCGAGAACGACGACCCGGCGCCCTGGCCGCCCTGGCCGCCAACGGAAGGTGCGGGGTTCGATTGCGTGCCGCCGTCGTAGAGGGTTTCTGGTTGCGGCACGTAGGGCGCGCCGCGATAGTGGGGAAGATTCGAGGCACCGACGCCGCCGATGATGAATTTGCCCGAGCTGCACATTGCTTGCGATTTATCGCAGCCCGGCACGATGCTGTAGGTGTCACCGATTGAGGGGAGCGCGGCCCATGGAACGACTGCCGTCACCACGCCCGCCGCAAATGCGGAGACCGCATAGCTGGCCCCGTTGAGCACGCCAGAAGTGAACGTGATGACCCCAAGCGCGAAATACCCAGACGCTTGAGCCAAGGCCGACGACGTGATCGCGAGCGCACCGACGCCCCCGGTGATCGCGCCCGTGTAAGTATTGGCGCTCTTGACCAAGGTACAGCCCGCGTCGAATAGCGCATGCACGCAACCGGTTTGCAGAATGTTGCGTGGCATTTGCACGTTTAACACCTGCACCAGATCGTTGACCGTGATGTCTACGGAGAACCTTCCGGCCTGCACTTGATCGACGATGCCGACGAACCACTTGACGATGCCGGGCGAGGTGTCCATTTGCGCGCCCGGCGCGGGCGCCAAGAAAAATCCTTTCGATATCGTGATAATTCCGCCATCAAATGCGCCAGCCCGGCACGCGCTTAAGAATCCCGCGCCGCCCAGCGTCACGGGGCCTGCGGGGTTATCGGGCTGGGGCTCGATGGTCAGGTCCACCGACTGCACGGCTAGGCCCACAGCCTGCGTGAAAGCGCTGCGTATGATTGACAGGCCAGTGAGCCAGGTATGGCCGCCGACCGTGATCGCGGTATCAGCGTTGGTGAAGTAAAACGACTGCGCGAGATTCGGTAGCGTGAGGGTGTAGAACTCGAACTTAATAGATTGGCCGCCCGCCAAAATGGCGAGCGTGGCGGCGCTGGCTGCCTTCACTACAGCTTGACCTGTTTCAGCGTGACCTTTTTATTTTCCCAAAACTTGTTCATGAACTGCGAGGCAGTGAACGAGTCATCATCGAAGCGGCAGCGGTAGAAGAACGAGCCGGTCCAAGTGAGAAGGAGTCCGACTGTGTAGACGACGGTGCTCGCGATGATGCCTGTCAGACCAAGCGTATAGTCGGCCTGGGTGATCGGCGCGGCGGCGGTAAACACCGTCGCGGTTGGCACCGATGCATTCTCTAGTTGCAATCCGCATGCGTAAAATGCAGCGAAGCCCGCAGCCCCAACATAAGCGGGCGCCGCATCAGCGGTGGCGGAAGTTACAAAGCACGCAATAGCGGTGCCAGCGCTATTCTTGGTCGCGGTTATCGAGCATTTGTACCAACCGGTGCCGCCGCCACCAGGGGCAAGGCTGCGGCCGATAGAGACGCGAATGTTCGACCAGTTAGCACCGCTGATATTTGAGGTGCCGATTACGCCAGTGAACACGTTGAAATAGCACGAAGCGGTCTGACTGCCCGTTGACTCCTGCATCAGCAATTGCACCCAATTGCGGTTTGGGAACACATAGGCCGAAAATGAATAGTCAAGTCCTGTGGTCGCGGGCACTACAGCCGCTTGCCCAACGGTGTGCTGCACATTAGCGGTGGAGGTTTCAGATAACAGCGTCGGAAAGAGGACGGTGCCTCCGAACGTGGTGAAGGTTCCTGACACCACCGCGGTAAAATTCGATAAGACCCACGCCGCATTCGTGAGGTCCATATTGCTAAGCAGATACAGCGTGCGCGAAGTGGCCGACAACGGCTCATTGATTCCGAATCGATTCAAGCTGAGCGCGGGCACGCCGTTGAAATTCTGAATCAGCTCCGCGCCGCCCGGACCTCCCGCATTTTGATAGGTCACGGTAATTTGGTAGCTATTAGACACGCCGTCTGTGGTAGCAAACTGCATCGCGGCGACGGCGTTGAAAGCGGGATCGGAAAATAGAAACGTGTCCCACTTACCCTTGCACGCCATGAACAACCCGGACAGCGCTTTCAAATCGCTCACAGTCACGTAGTCGCGGAGCAGCTCGTATTGCAGCTCGAATGTCATGAGCGGGTATTGCTGATAGGCAATGCGGGATTCTTTGCCGGACAGCGCGGCTTGAAGGCCGGTGTTGTAGCCGGGCGAGCGCGTGTTGCCGAAGGTCAAGCCCGGCAGCACGGGATAAACTAGATTGCCCACTTAACCTGTCTTCGCCATGAATCGGCTGTTGAGCTTATTGAGCGACGCGGATACCGCGCCCGCGTTCTGGTTCATCCATTTGACGAATGAGGGGCCGTCCATTGCGCTGACTTGAATCGAGGGGCTGAAACTGCTGCCGCCCGCGCTGCTGTTGTTATCGGCCAGGCCGCGAATCACATCCGCGTGCTTCGCCGGGAGAATCATTTCCTTAGCATGGGTCTGCATCAGCGGGTTCACGCCTGCCGGAATATCGTAGCCGCCCTCAGCAGAGCCGAAGGCCATGACGCCCGCGTAGGCCGCCGCCGCTTCAATGGGTCCTAGAATCCAGCCCACATAAGGGATCGCCGCCGCCGACTTCCACGCATTGCCCGCCGCGACGCTGGCGGCGTCCTGTTTCTGCGCCATCGTCGAGGACTTGCTGATCGCGTTCCCGGTAATGGCGTTGATGAGCTGCTGCGCGAGCACTTTCGCCAGGCTGTCGACCACAGCGCCGGTGACATCCTGAAACATTCCTTTCACCGCGCCGCTGATCGTCGTCGTGCCTTTCAGAAAACCCGAGATGGTGCTTTGAAATCCCGACTGCATGGTGGCGAACATCGCCTTATATTCTTTGTTGGAATCGGCGACGGATTTGGCGCGCAGCTTGTCCATCGCGGCGTCGTGCTGGACTTGCAGCGCCAATATTTCCTGATTGGTCTGCGCGAGCTTCGCGACGTTCTCGAATGGGTCTTGTGCGAACAGCGCGAATTTCTTTTGCAGCGCCGCGACCTTTAACTGATAGCGCGCGTCCTCGAATTCTTTTTCTTGCGCTAGTAGCGTCTGGTCGCTGGTCTTGCCGAGCTGATTTTCGAGCTGCGCTTCGCGCTCGGCGGTGTCGATTTTCGACAGCTCCAGCGCGTCGGCGGATTTCGCATAGGCTTCGTCAATCGCCAATTGCTGCGACTTCATCTGGCGCTCAATCGCCAGCACGTCGCCCGCCGCTTTGCTTGCTTCTTTGCTGCCCGGCTGGGCTTGCGCAATCTTCGCGGCGATCTGAATAGCGAGCGCCAACTTGGCTTGTAGATTATTTTTAAATGCGTTTTCTTGTTCCTTCAAGTCCGCGATTTCCTCCGTGTACGCGGCTTTCGCGATGGCGCTTTTCAGCTTGTTAGAATTTTTCTCAATCTCCAATCGCTGCGCTGAGCCTTCCGCCGCGCGGCTTATGTTGTCGTCCCAAAACTGTTTCTCTTGCGCGAGCGAGAACTGAATGAAAGTGCCCTTGGCGGTTTGCGCCGTATCCCATGCCGCTTTCTTAGCGGCGAGTTCGGCGTTCAATTCCTGCATCAGCGCGGCGAGCTTGGCGGTCGCGGCCTTGGCGCGCTCGCCCGAGGAATCATCCGTCGCGGTCACGGGCGGCTTGGCGCCCGCCTCATCGAGCAGCGCGGCCTGCGCTTTGTTGGCGCCGTCCTGCAAAATCTTGAGCATGGTTTCTTCATGCTTGCGCGCGTGGTCCTGCGCATCCTTCGTGCCCTTGTCCCACGCCGCCGAAACAGCGGACCACTTACCCTCGCCAGCGAGCGCGCTGAACATCGCGGCGGATGTGGCGCCTAGTCGAATAAATCCGTCCGCCATCATTTCAATAAATTCGACGATGCCCTCGACCCCGACTTTGATAACGGTCGAGACGCCAATAAAGGCGACGGAAATCACGCGCAGAACATTAGTGAAGAATTCCATAGCGGTCATGGATTCGCTGCTCTGCCCGAAGACCGCCATGATGGCGCTGCCTATCGAGGCGAATATGGAACCTAGGCCGCTGAGCAGCGCCTTCGCGTTATCCCACACGGCGCTAAACGCGGTGCCGAGGAATTGCACGGCGACGCGCATGATCGCGACCGCTTGCGGGCCGACGCTGCCGAGCCATTCGCCCATCGAGGACAGAACCGGCATCAGCGCCTCAGCGACGACCTTGCCGACCGCTTCCATGACTTCGTGCGAATCAACCAGGGCGTCGCGATAGCGACCCACCGCCGCAACGTTCTCAGTCCCAACGGTCAGGCCCAGCGCATCGGCTTTGACTTGCGCTTCCTCCATCGCTGCGCGAGTCAGGCGCAATGCCTCTTGAGCGGCGAGCCAGCCCTTACCGTAAATCTTCACGCCCTCGACGTTGCGATCCGTGCCCGCCTGGACCTTCATCAGTGCTTCGTTCACGTCCAACTGAATGTCGAGCGTGTTGCGGTAATCGCCGTTGCTGTCGCGGGTCGCTACCCCTAACGCTTTGAAGGCGCCCTCATTTTTATTGAGGGCCATCGTTATTTTTTGATTGCCCGCAGTCAGTTGTTCCTGCGTGACGTGCGTAGCATCCAGCGCTACGCGCAATTGCGATGCCGCTGTGCTTGAAATACCGAACTGCTTACCTAACGCGACCGAGCTGACGGTGGCATCGACGGTCGAGCCGATTATTTCTTTGAAGGCGGCGCCGCCCGCCAGCACCGCGGTGAAAGCGAGAAACGCGCCCTGCACTTTCTCCAGCGTCGCGTTGATCGACTCGAAGCTAGCCTTTATAGACTCAGCCGCTTCTTTCGATTGGATTTTGGCCGCTTCCAGCGCTGCACCGAAGCCGGTATCTTCCGCGCCTATGCCAATTTTTACATCATCAGCCATGGCTTAAACTCACAGTGGCGAGGCGCCGGGAAATTCCGCCAGCGTCGCTAGTAATTCGTTGGGTGTGCCGGGCGCTTCCGCTATGGCCTTGGTCTCAATCCCTAAGTAGGCTTGCACCATGGCGCGCAGCGTCGGGTGCGTGCGGCAGTATTCGGTCCAAGCTTTCAGGCGAGGCAAGTCCCAGTCATTGCGAACCTGATCCCACGATTGCCCCGTGGTCGCGATCAGGTGGCAGAAGACGTGTGACCAATCTACGGAGGACTGCTCGCCTTGGCTTTTTCCTCGGCGGCTGCCTTGCGGCGCACGCCCGCGACGTCCATCACGGCGAGCATCACGTCCGCCATATCGGAGACGTCCATGATTTCGCCCAAGCGCTCGCGCGTCATATCGGGATAGTTCCGATTGATCGCCGCAAGCGTCACGTCGATGACGGTGCTTACCGATGCGGGGTCTAGGCCGCCCTCGAATGTCTTCAACCGATGCTGAAAGATTTCGAGATTGCCCAAGGACAGGGGCGGCACTAAATAATTAGTGCCGCCTAAAATCACCTCAATACCGGGCAGCATCACGCATCCGACGTCGCGTAAGTCAGCACCGTTCCCGCTGCGTTCGCGAAGGCGTCGAACTCAAACGAGGGAATCGCAAAGTCATCCAGCTTCGTCGAGAGCCCGAGCTTCGTGCTGATGCAATTGGGCAAGCTGATGGTCAGAATCTTGCCCGAGTACGGCATCACGAGGTCAGCCTGGAAGGTTGGCGCGTAGCCCATCGGCAGATTTGCCACGTTACCTACGCGCGCGGTCGTTGAGGTCGCCGCATAGTTGTAGCTTATATACATGCGCAAGCCCACATCCGCCGCCGCGAACGTATAAGAGCCCGCTGCCTCCATGTACTGCCCTGTGGCGGGCGCGCTGACGACCCGCACCAGCGGCACGCCCGTAGGCCCCATCACGCCTAGATCGTAGCCATAGGTGCCAGAGCTGGGCGGCACGACCAGAATCAGGAACGTCGTAATCGGAACCGGCGTGCCGGTCGTGTCGATCAAATCGGCGTTGATGCCCGCCGTGAGTGCTTGCCCGAATAGCAGCGAGCCCCATAGCAAGCCGTTGATCTGCGCCATTGCTGCCTTGCCGGTGACCTTGCCCTTGCCGCGCCCGATGGCGAGGGGGAACTGGCTGCTGCCGTAGAGCATTTTTGTGTCAAACGAAATGTCCACCGCTACGTCTTGCAGCGCGCCGAATCTGACCGGCGTTGCAAGCGCTATGGGGTTGCCGAAGGCGTCTTGCGTGGGCGTGCCGACGAGGCTGCCCGAACCAAATACATACTGGGTCATAAACTGCTGCTCCTAAAAAAGACGTTGGGAGAAAAATTACGACGCGAGGCTGGCGCTTGCGGTCGGTGTTAAATATTTGACGAGGAAGGTCAGCTCGACGATCAGCGCTGTGAGGTCCGCGACCTGCATATCCCAGCGGGTTGTTTTCTCGATGCAGCGCGCGGCGAGGCCGCCCAGCGTTGTGTCTGACTGAATCAGCCCGGTAATTTGCGCAAGGTACGGGTCGGCGACGGAATCGGGCACGACGCCGCGCACAATGAGGGTTAAGGTCACATGCAGTTCGCGCAGCGCGATTTCGTTCGCGATCTTGACGACCTGCTCCTCAAGCGGCTTCAGGACAAGCACGGCGCCTTCGCTGCGCGCTATCGCCGCCTCGCGCGAACGGAATACTGTCAGGCCGGTAATGGCCCCCACTTGCGCCGCGATATAAATCAAAATATTTTCCCGCGCTGTCGACATTTAATTTGCCTCCAGCACGGCTCGGCTGAATGCGCCGTCGTCAAGTGTGTTGACCGTCAGGACCGTATAGGCGACGGCGGCGATACTGATTTGCGCACCGTACAAAAGGCCCGGCATATCGGTGGTGCGAAAAGTTATTTCGTACTGATCCGAAGACACCCGGTCAGACAAAATGTCCTGGCCTGGCACATCGAATAGAACAGTGATGGAGGCGCCGCCATGAATGGCGGCGACGCCAAAATCTGCCAGGAAGCCCGGCAGATTTTCCGCGAACATCAGAAGCTCTTAGCGCGGCAGAGTGCGGTTGCACTCAGTACGACGGGGCCGGTTACCACAGTGCCGAGGACGCGGACCCACCGACGCATGGCAGTGCGCAGGACCACAGCTTTTTGCGGCGTATTGGCAACCGACGCCCCGAAGGTGCCGTTGCTAACCGTCGCCAGATTGGTGCCTACGTTGTCGTCTGCATCCTGAATCACGGCCGCAATCGAGCCGGTCAATGCGCCGATGTTGAGCAGAAACAGCACATAGCCTTCCAGCGGGACCAGATTCAAATCGGTCCAAGCACCCGTAGCGGCTGCGGTATTTGCCGCCGATATGGGTGCCAGTAAGTTGATAGCGATGGCGGCGGAGGCTTCATTGTTAAGCATAAGATTTTCCTTTCGAGTGTTGAGATGGGGCAGGACCGCCGCTGACGAGCGGATGCACGTCGGTGCTCGGATTCGTATCTGCGGCAGGCGGGCTCGCCACATCGTTGTGCGATGGGTCTAGGTAGATCGCGCGGCCATTGCCGACGAACTCAGAAGCGAGCAAGGACGGAAGCGTCAGCTCTGCCCCGACTTCCTGGACAACGCTTTTGATGTAGGTGGACGCGATCATTTTCACGCGACGGGTAGATGGGTTGTTAGCCATATGTGTTTCGTACTCCAGAAATGCAAAGGCCCCGCGAGGGGGCCTTTTGCACAATCGACGTTGAGGAAGTTTTAGGTGACGGTGGCCGCGTATCCGAACGCCGCGCCGTAGCGCACGCCGACGTCCACCGAGGTCAATGCCCGCACGCCAATGATTCCCGCTTGGAACACCGCGTATGGATTCACCTCAATTGCCAGCACGCCCCACTCCGCGAGGATGACCTGCGAGAAGTCACCGAACAGCAGGCTCGCCGCTGGCATCTGATTGGAGCTGAACGCCCCGAAGCCCGCGACCTGCCCCGTCAGCATGTTGCCCACCCACAAAGGCGTATCGGTATTTGCAAAGCGATTGCGCCCCATCAACAAACCCGCAGTCGCAGGCGGCCCGACGTAGGTGCAGCCCTGCGCCAAGAGGTTTGCGCCCGCGAGCGCCGCCTGAAACTGCACCAGGGTCGGATAGTTCGTCGTGGTGCCGCTGATTGCGGCAACGCTGGTCGCGTTGATGATGCCGAGCGGTTGACCCCCTGAGCCAAGTCCGTTAATGCCTGCCTTGTCGATTGCCAACGCTGTGACCTTCGCCAAGTCCGACATCACGATTCCTTCCGCCGAGGGCGAGGACTGAATCATCAACTGTCGGCTGATCGTGGTGTAGGCACCGACGTTATGCGGCGACATAGCCAACTGGCCGAACGTCTGTTCGGTTTCAGTGATATTCGTAGCATCATCCGCCAGCCAAAACGCCGACGCCGCGCCGACCTGCCGGGGAATCGTGACGTTGCCGATGAGCCCTGACATGCGCGTGCATCCGGCCAGCAACAGCACCGAGGAATTGCGCATCAGCTCAATGAAGCTCTGATTCACGGTATCGACCAAGTAGCCGCCGTTCGCTCCGCCACCGGCTAAATCCAACGGCGCGCGCTGTGCCCGCATTGGCATCTGTCGCGTCTGGATTTCATACGGCACGTAGAATGCCTTCGCGCTCAAGTTCTGATCGTTGGTGCGCTTAAGGATTTCTTTGTGCGCCTCGTACTCCAAACCCGCGTGCTTCCAATCGCCGGTCAATATGGCGTTGATCCCGCGAAATATTGAGAAGCGCTTCGTCTCATCCTGCGACAGCCCCAGCTCGGCGAGCGACTTGGTTTTGACTTCGCGCTGCGCGCGCACATCCAGCACGCCCAAGATTTCGACGCCCACTTGCGCATCGCTCAAGCCCTGGTCAATCCATGCCTCGGCCTGCGCCGGGTCGATTTTGTGGCGCGTCGCCAACGTGTTGATTGCTTTGATACGAACACGCTCAAGACTGGCGCTGTCCGTTCCTGCTGTTGCTAGGGCGGCAAGCCGCGCAGCCTCGATTTGTTCCGGGGTCATTGAAAGACCTCTATCGTTGGTGAATTAATATTTGCCGCCGCGAGTGCGGCGGCATCGGCGTCGACCTTGGCCTGCGCCTCGGCGGCAACGCGCTCGACTTCTTGGTCGGCGAGCAATTTGATTGCCGCCTCTTGCTCTAGGGTTCGTTTAGCTACCAGCGCCGCATCTGCAATCGTTTCTGATGCGATCCGCACGCCGTGCTCGACGAAGCGCTCGGCGGCCCGCCCTACGCCTACGGTGGCGTCAGCGGGCACTGTGCAAATTGAGATTTCCATGCCAGCCCACGACGTAACCAGAAAATCGCCGGGCGTCGAATCGTCGATGTCATCGACGCTGTACATGAAGGACACGTTGCGCAGAATCTTGTCCTGCACCATGCCGAGCACTTCGTTGCCGCGCGGCGTATTGGCGAAGCGCACCTTTGCGTGGCCGCGCTTGTCATCGCCTATGCTGGCGTTCTCGACGACGCCGATTACGTCGTCCATGTTGTGGTTGAACAGCAGCGGCGCGCCGTTGTTGAGGCGGTCCAAATTTCCCGCGCCGCGCTTATGCGAAAGAATCTCTGTGCCATAGAAGCGCGGCACGCGCGCCTCAGATGAGAAGGTCAGATCGACGGTGCGCGCTTCGACGTTGACCCCGCTCGGCTCTAGGGTCACGAAGCGTTGTTGCGGTTTTAATTTCATACTTTTTTCCTAGTGAATTTTGGAAGGAGGCGCAGCCGGGGACGCATCCGTGACGGCACCTCCTCCGGGTCGGGATCGGCGGCGGGCTCTGGCAGGTCCGCGTTTTCGGCGTCGATGGGATCGCCGCCGCTATCGACCATTACCGGCTCTAAATCGGTATCGGGCGGCACAGCGCCCGGCGCCCCTGGCACGCCTGGCACGCCGCCGACTTTCGGCGGTGCAATCATCTGCGGTGCGTTGGGATCGCCCGCGACCGAGCCCTTGGTCATGGCTGGGATGAACACCTCGGGCGAGGTGGTGAATTCGAGGTCGAGGTTCTGCATCGCGTCCAATTCGCGCCGCCGCTCATTGAGTACGTCTTCCAAATCCTGACCAGATCCGGTGGCCGCGACGACCGCGCTCACCGTAGTGAAGCCAGCCGCGACGGCTTCCTGGTAGGCTTTGATTTCCTTGACGGGATCGACCCACGTCCAGCCGCGCGGCTTGAACAGCGCGTCCTCATATTTTTCCGGCGCCAGTGCGTAGTCGGTGACGCTGATCGTCTTAAGCGCGCTCGCATAAATCGCTTGCTGCAACCAAATTTTGTGGATCGGCAGGCGGAACGCGCGGATGTACCAGGCTTGGTGCACGCGAAATAAATCGCGGTCATCAATCACGCCCATACGCGAGGATGAGTAATTGCTCTGGCTGTAATCGCGCGACAGCGATTCGTAGCTGATGCCGGTGCCCGCCGCGACTTCGCGCAGCATGTAGCGCATGAAGCCGTCCATAGCGGCGTTGGGACGATTCGGCGATACGAAATTTAATTTCTCGCCGGGGCCTAAGCGCTCGATGGCGCCCGGCTCCATCGCCATTTGCTGCGTGCCGTCTGGCTGTTCCTCGCCGAGCGAGCCGTCGGGGTCCGGCGTTTCAATCGTGGCGAAATAGTTCGCCGCGCCGCGCGCCGCAACTATCTCCGCTTCCGAATAGCCGTCCATGTCATTCAAGCGGCGCGCCGCTGTATGAAGCCAGGGCTCGCCGCGCGATTGCGGCCAGCGGTCAATCACATACAAGTGAATAATTTGCGCAGCCGGAACGCGCTCATACATATCTGAGCCCGTGGTGCCGAAGCTCGCGCGTATGTCGCCGGGGTGGCGCCGCCGCAGCCAGTACGCTTGCGGGCGTCCGAAAGCATCTTGCTCAATACCAAAGCGCGTTTGTCCGTTGCCGACGCCTTCCGCGCTCGGCTGGAAAAATTCATCAGCCATGCGCTCGGCTTCTATCAATTCGAGCGCAATCGGAATCTTTGAATCACCGAAGGCGCTCAAGTGAATGCGAACGATGCACTCGCCCGCGTCGAATACCTGGCCCATCACCGCGCGCTCTAGATCGTGGAAATGTAGTGCGCCGCCCGTGTGGCAATTGCACGCCGCTTCCCAGCGCGCGAACTGCGTCTGAATGTCGTCGTTGATGCGGTTGTTGTAGTCGCCCCGGCTGGTCATGACCGCCGCTTGCAAGCCGACGCCCTGGCCGATGACGTTGTTGACGATGATGCCGTGCGCGCGCTTGGCGTAGCTGGCGTCGCGCACCAATTGACGCGAGCGCGTGCGCAGCGCCGTCAGGCTGGTCGCCAGTTCCGTGTCGGCGGAAGTATTTAAGACCGACCAGCCGCTGTTTAATCGCGTGGGCCGCGCTGCCGCGTACATGCGCGTAGCTGTGCGGCCCGATGGCTTCGGCGCGCTCAAGCTGGCCCACGCCGCGCGCAGGCCCGCTAAAAGCTTGGCGCTATCCACGGTCGAATCTCACATAGAGGCGCTTGCCATCATCCAAGCCGTTCGCGATGCGCTCCGCGCGCTGCTCATGGAAGACCCGCCAGGCAATCAGCGAGCGGGATTTCATCAAATCCAGCGGATTCATTTTTTCGAGGGAGCGATTGCCTATCGTGTACTTGGCTGTGTCGGTCAAGATGCGACCCGCCAGCAGCGTGTCGATGGCGTCCAGCAGCGCGCGTGCCGGTGTACGCGCGTCGATGGGCGTCCCTACGCTTAGATCAGGCGTGACTACCATCCAGCCCTCGACCGCCGTGCTGCGCACGCCTGCGAGGGTTGCGTAGGCCTGCCACCGATACTTGCCCGGCACGATGGCGGCGGTGGCCGCGAAGCTAATCACGAAGGTATCGCCGGACGTGGTGATCGCGGCGCCCTTGATCGAGAACGCTGCGGTAGCGTTCGCGAAATAGTAGGCCAGCGTGTAGCCCTTGCCAGCCGGATACAGCCGCAGATTTTTTGTCCACTGCCAGGTATCGCCAGCGACCGCCGTTTCTAATTCGTCGATGATCGCCTGCGGCGACAGCCACCAGGACAAGGCGGATAAGTCGTCAAGCATGTTCGGGGCTACCAGTTGTTAGTGAAGTTCGGTCGGCGCTGCGGGCGCATCACTTGCACCATCCGCGCAGGTTTCGGCAGCATCGGCGGCGGTGCTTCAATGGGCGATTCAATCGGCGCCGCTGGCGGCGCCGTGTCGCTCGCTGGCGCTGACGCGGCGTCCTTGGTCAAGCGGGCGCGCGCCTTTGCCCAATCCCCAGCACGGAAGCGCGGCAGCCCTAGCTGATGCGCCGCCGCCAGCGCATACACGGCACAGTCGAGCGCTTCGTTGCGGCGACCATTCGGCAACAGCCACTCTTGCGTAGCGAAGCCCTTGACGTATTTCGTCACAAGCCGCTCGGCGGTCAATTGGTCGTAGAAATCCTCGGTCAGCGCGCTCGATGTATGAACGTAGCCGGGACCGGGAAGCGCGATGTTGATGCGCGCATAGATCACTTTTTTCGCCGCCGTCGATCCGACCGGCCAGAGCTTCACGCCGCCTGTGACTAATCTGCCGCCTTTGGAAATGTCGCGAAGCTTCGGCTTGCCCATGATGGGTTTGTCGGCGTAGCGCTGGCCTTGAATCGCTAAGATTTGCTGCAAGCCATACGGCGTGCGGCGCATCGCATTCAATCGGCAAAAGGTATAGACCTCTTGCGTGTGCATGCCGCCCGAATCAATGCAGACGGTGCGCGGCACAACCTGCGCGCCCAGCTCGTGGTCAATCGGGCGCTCCAAAGATTCTAAAAGCTGGCCCCACACGACTTCGCGCGCCGGATCGCCGTCCAATCGGTCGCGCGCGACGATCCACGATTCCTGGCCCTCGCCGTAGGCCCAGTAATAAACCTCTAAGCGATCCCCCTGCACATCGACGCCAGCGGTCAGCATCAGGCCGCCCGAGGGCACGAAGTTCAAAGGGTAATTTTCCGCGCGCTGCATCAGCACGCCCGGCTCGACTTCATCCTTTGAGCTTTCCCAGACCTCGCCTAAGCAGGTATTGACCCAGGTTTGCAATCGCGTCGGATTATCTTTTGCCGCGAGGAATTCTTTCGCGATACGCGCCAGGCTCGACCACGGCGAGTACAGCTCGCTAATGTGGAATCCCGCGACGCCTCTGAATGGCACCGAAGCGCGCCACTCGCCCGTCGCAACCCCTTCGACCTTTTGGCCCTCGCTCCACTCCGCCGCGCAGTGCGGGCAGAAATAGCTCGCGCGCTCCGGTTCATTCGGCGGCCACTTCACGTTCGCCCATTTGAGCGTTTGCATTTCCGTGCAGTGCGGACAGGGCACATAAAAATAACGCTGATCGGATTCGGCGAAGGCCGCCTCGATGCGGCTCGCGCCTTTCACCGTTGGCGTCGATACCTTGACGCGCTTGCGGTTCCAAAAATTGTTGGTGCGCTTCTCCGCCAACGATATCGGGTCGCCTTCCGTGCCCGCGCTGATCGGATACTTATCAATCTCATCCGCCAGCAGTACGCGGATCGGGCGCGACGCCAAGCTTGCCGGCGAATTGGCACCGGCTAGCGTTAGCTGCCCGCCTTGGAATTGCTTGTGCAGAACCGTGTTGCCCGAATCGCGCGAGGTCGCGCGCGCAACCTTTTCGCTTAAGCTCGGGCTATCGCGCAGCATTGGCGCGATACGATCTTTAGAGAACGCCTCCGCCATTTCGACGGTCGGCTGCAAAAATAGAATCGGGCACGGGTCGTAGTCGATGAAGTAGCCGGAAATATTATTTAAGATTTCCGACTTGCCGACTTGCGCCGACGTCATAAACACGACGTCCTGCACCATCGGATCGTTCACGACGTCCATCATTTCGCGCTGATACTCAGCGCGCGCCGTGCGCCATTGGCCCGGCTCGGGTGATGCCTCGCTAGATAGCTGGCGTCTCGCGTCCGCCCATTGGCTCACCGTGTACGTCGGCGGCGGCGCTAGCACCTTCCTCATCGTCAGCCACAAGGTCTTGAACGCCCTCGTATCCGCCGCCAGAGAGTTCGATAAGGGCTTGGTCAATGGCGATCTTTAATCGGTCCACGATGTACGCGGGGTCCGATTTATTCGTAAGTTGTGGCCCCTCCGTTGAGGGGATTGCGCGCAAGCGCTGGCGACAATTCGCGAGCATCTTTGTGACGCCATCGCGCACGGCTTCTAGCTCTAGTAGCTCGCCGCGTCGCACTCGATTTTCGGTCTGGACCTTTTCCGCCTGCGCAGCGACCAGCTTTAATTTTTCCGCCGTCATGCTGGCGCCGTCCGCCGTGCCCGCTGGACCGCGCCGCTTTAGTTCCGCTTGTAGGTGGCGGATATACCAAAGGGTAATTTTATTTAGGTCGTACTCATTGCGACCTATCTTCTCGGGGAAACCGGACTCCCTTGCAAGCTGGCCGACGCGCTGCACGCTGACATTCAGCACGCGCGAGACGGTGCCTACATCGACGGGTGTCATCCTGATACATTCCAAAACAGCGCGCCCTTCGGTGCTTGGCGCTCGAATACTTCCCAGCCCTTGGCGTCGTAGTTACGGGCGCTGGGGAATGGCGCCTCACCTTTCGCGTCGGATTCAAAGGGCGCCGGGTAAATTATCTGTCGCGCCCTGCCGGTATCGCTGTCCTTTTTGCCGACGATCACGGCGACGAAGTTCGCCTGCGGCCACGCGCGCTGTAGCGAGCGCGTCAGGACGCCGCTGCCGGTCACGCTCCAGACTTCCGACGGGGCTACTTGCAGCGAGCGCGCCGCCGCCGCTATGGATTCAATCGAGCGCGGGTCTTCGACGCCGAACGGGATCAGATACGCCCCGACCTTCGCGGCGTAGTCGCGCGCGCGGGCCTTGACGACGTTCAAATAGCCGTGCGGAACCATGACGACCTTTGCCCCTGCCGCCTTGGCTGCCAACGTCAGCGGGTGCGGCGTGCTGCGCTTCGCTGTGAATACGGTGGCCCTGCGGCCTGCGGCCATGGCGCAAAGCGCTAAGGCGACCTGTGCGTAGCCCTGCGCCGGGCTCGCGTAGACAAATTCTTGAGCGTCGCTGCTGTCAATCAACGGCATGATCGCGCGCATCTTGGTGCCGCCGCGCAATAGATCATCACGCACCACCAATCTGCCTCCATGCTCGCGCACAATTGGCGCGGCCAGCATTACAGAATCTCACCATACTGCGCCGCTGGATCAGCGCTCGCGTCGGTCGCTGGTGGCGCTTCGTCGCTGGCTTCCTCGGGCACCGCGACGTCGACTTCGCCGCATGCAGCGGTCGCTACCTTCGGGTCGCCCTTGATAAATACCAAAACATTTTGGTGCGTCTTGCCCAGCTTGCGCGATACGCTGAATTGTCGGCCTACTCTGATCGGTAGCGAACCTATGGCGGTCAGCAAGATCGCCTCGTTGTACAGCTTCAAGCCCGCGTCAATGAATGCCTGGACCGTATCGCCGACGAAATTGTAGTAAGCGCCGTCGTTGCCGCGTACCTCGCCGACCACGAAGCACGCGAAGCGGTCGGGCTTCAACATCCGGCACGATGCCGCAATGATGTCGCGGTAGGCCGCGCGAAATTCTGGATAGGCCAGCGTTGATAAATCTTTTGGATCGTCGCTGTAGACTTCTAGGTCCGCGTAGGGCGGGCAGCTAAAGAGGAAGTCAGCCTCGACGCCGAAGCACAGCGTCTCGATGTGGCGGCTGTCGCCGCAATTCCAAACGGGCGCCAGCGGATCGTTCGCGCAGACCGTGGTGGCCTGCGCGCGGTTCGCTAGCACTTGATGCTCGCTCAGCTCATTGCCGATGTACTGACGGCCCAGCTTGGCGGCGACGATGCCGCGAACGCTGCCGCCCGCGAAAGGGTCAAGGATGGTGCCGCCCTTCGGCGTGAACCAGCGGTAGGCAATCTCGCAAAGTACGGGGTCGAAGATTGACGTCCCGCCCTGCCATTGCGAATTTGCGCCGCTACCCTGTCCGGGAATTGCGCGGTGCTGTGCTTGCCGCTGCGACGCATCGCCGAACGCCTTGGCGTAGCGGTACGGGTCCGTCGTTGTGCGGTGGGTCAGCCCGCCGCGCAGGTCTTCCGTCTCATCCGCCTCCCGCTTCGCGCGGGCGGTATAGCCCCCGGTGTTGCAGACTTCGGAGAAGCCCAGCGTATTCTCGCCGCGCCCCAATTCGCTGCGAATACCTAGCGCGATCCAGTCGCGTTTGCGATCTTGCCACCAGCCCTCGCGCGCATTGAAGACGCTAAACGGCGGAATCAGAAAGCGCTCAGCCAGCGAGCCGTTGCCCGGCGCCGTCTGTTCGCCCTCGCCTTCCGCGCCCGGTCGCATGTCGCCTAGCAATCCGGCGAGTTCGCTTTCCTCGAAGCCTACGTTGATGAGGTCGAAACCACCCAGCGCTAAGTCTTTCAGCTCGGTCGCCAGCATGCCGAAGTCCCAGCCCGCGTTCATTGCCAGCTTATTGTCAGCGATGACATAGGCGTGCTTCTGGGCGTCGGTCCAATGGCGCGCGACGATCACGGGTACATCGGCAAGCCCTAATTTCAGCGCCGCCTGTAGTCGTCCATGGCCTGCCAGAATGGTGTCATGTTCGTCAATTAGAATCGGGATCGTAAAGCCCCACTCGCGGATCGACGCCGCGAGCTGCGCGACTTGTTCCGGCGAATGCGTGCGGGAATTTCGCGCGTAGCCGATCAGCGTAGCCAGCGCCCTGCGCTCCGTCGTAAAAGGCGGCGGCGAAAGCTCGGCGCTCATTCTGCTGTCATCACGGCCCGAAGGTCGTCGTAACCCACGCGACCAAGCTGAGCACGTCTGCCGCGTTGAGGGTGTTCGGCATGCCCCGCACGTTGAGTATGCAAGCCCCGTTTGAATCGACGGTCGCGGCCAGTAGTCCGCTCGGCGCGCTCCATGGCGGCGGCACGGTTGCTGCGGCGGCGAGTTCCGTGGCGGCGTATTCGGAGGCTTTACTCATGGTCGTCCTTCAACAGCTCATTTGAAATCGTGTCGTCTTCCGCCACGTCATAGATTGGTGCGTGAGCAGCGCGCGGCGTGGCGCGCATTTCCAGCGGCATGCCATAGCAGCGCCGGTAAGCTTCGGCGTAGGTCATGCCGCTGTCGTGGAAAGCGCGGCCCGCCTTGCCAGCTTTAAAAATTGCAATTCGCACATGCTCGCGCCGATATGCGCGCGAAGAAACCGGGCCGAAGGTATCGCCGCCGCCCGCAAATTCCCGCACGAAGCTGCGGTCAATATCTTGAGCGTTGTAATTCATTGCTTTGCAAAATCTTGCGGCTGTAAAATAAAAACCGCTGTAATTTTTTTCTGCCTAGCCCTTTTCCGGGCTTTGAATTACCCGCGAGCGAGCGGCCCTCTAAGTACCTTTGAAATTTGCGCCGTATAGCTAAAGTTTTTTCGGCGCGCTGTAATTATCATTTGCTAAGCCGCGCCGCTTTGCTTTCTTTACTTGGCAGTACGCAGCGCTACAGTGATAGCCCTATCGAACTCTAATGGGAAGCGCTGGCGTGCCATCCTTGCACCTACTCCATAGAAGTCGAAGCGCGCACGATATGCTGGCG